GGGTACAGCCATTGACCGTCAAGGCAGCGATGGTTTAGAGTTTATCTTCCAAGTTGGTGCTTATACCGATGGTAGTGTGACTCCATTAATTGAGGAGTCGGACGATAACAGCGCGTTTACAGCCGTTGCTGATGCTGATTTAACCAATACCGAAGCAAGCGCAGCTTTAACAGCAGCAGGTGTTTCTAAAATTGGTTACATTGGCGCAAAACGCTATGTTAAAGCATCTGCTGTAACAGCAGCCGCTAGTACATTGTCAGTGGGTGCTACTGCTATTAAGTTTGGTTTACGTTTGCAAGGCGATGTTAATCCTTAATAACTAAACCATGTAACACTAAAGGCGGTTGTAATGACCGCCTTTTTTAAAGGTCTAATCAATATGTCGTTATTGTTGTCAGAATCAGGTAGCGAGCCATTAACCACAAGTGATGTTAAGGCGTGGGCTAAAGTTGAAAACAGCGATGAAGATAGCTTGATTAGCTCTTTGATTACGTCATGCCGACGTGAGGTTGAGTCGTTTACTAAAAACGTATTACGCGCCCAAATATGGCAAACAACACATACTGCCACCGAAGGTAAGTATGTTTTTTACTCACCACGCATCACAGCATCATCTGTTACCATTACCATTGATGATGAAGCATACACCGATTACACGCTAACGAATGGCCGATTACGTCTAGGTAGCCAATACTATGGCGGCGAAGAGATTGTGATAAATTGGTCGATTGTTACATCACTTGAATCGTTAGCACCACTTAAACAGGCTCTTTTAGACTTAATCACATACCGTTTTTACAATCGCGGTGCGTATGATATGCCGCAAAATATCAAGACTGTTTTCGAACAGTATCGAGTATTTAACGTATGAACATCGGCGAGCTAAAACATCGTATTGTTATTGAGCAAGTCACTAAGACATCGGACGGTCAAGGCGGTTATACGTCTGTTTGGTCAGAATTAGATAAGGTGTGGGCTAAGGCTGTCGAGCAATCGGCGCGTGAGCGGTTCTATCGTGGCGAAGTGCAGCATACACAGGCTTACACGTTCACGATTAGACAAAACCAAGCGGTTACAATCCCTGCCACACGCGATAGCACTAACATTAGAATCAAACATCGCAACGAGTATTACCGCATAACAGGTATTAGCAGACTAAAAGACAATTTAGACTTTTATGAGATTAAGGCCGAATTGTGGGGAGGCGTTGCACAATGAAAACAAAAGGCGCGATATTTTTACTTGATGTTGAGGTTACAACAGGTGTTTTTGCTACCGTAGCAGCGATGAAAACCACGACAATGACAATCAGTAATGAGACGGTCGATATAACTGATAAAGCATCATTACAGCGTGAATTATTAGAAAATTGCGGCATACAATCTGTTAGTCTAAAAGCAAGTGGGTGTATCAGTGATGCGACAAGTTACGCAAAAATCAGTTATGCGGCGAACACAGGCACACTTCTTAACTGCAAAATCAATAGCAATAATGGTGAGATATTCGCAGGCGCGTTTATTATTAGCGGTTTTGAGACAAGCGGCGAATATAACAAAGAAGGGTTATATTCCATCACGCTTGAAAGTGCAGATAGTTTTAATCGTGTTGATAATGATTTTATGCTACTTGAATTAGGCGACTTTTTATTGTTAGAAGATGGTTCGCGCTTGGTTTTGGAGGCTGCATAATGTCATTAGTAGTTCAGTTTGAAGCGGCAATACAAAGGCGCATAGAAGCGACAATGATTATTGCGGGTGAGATTGTAGCGACAGAGATTAGGCGCAGCATTCAACAATCGCCACGCGGCGGCAAAACTTACGTCAAAACTAATCCTAATCGCACACATAAAGCATCGGCAGCAGGTGAAGCACCTGCAACAGACTTAGGTTTTTTGGTGCGCTCAATTCAAACCGAGCCTGATTTACCTAATCTAAGAATCAGAATTTTATCGCTACATAGCATTGCACCTTATGCCAAGAGCCTAGAATATGGCGATTTAAGCAAAGGTTTACAGCCGCGTCCTTTTATGCGTAAAGGGTTACAGGCCAAAAAAAATCAGGTTATTAGTTTGGTACAAAACGCCCTTAATCGTGCTATTTTAGATATGCAAGGGGCGCAGCCATGAGCCTTTTTAATGACTATATTAAGGCGGTATGGGCAAAACTTAACGCCACAACTGGCTTAGTCGGTTTAGTGCATGAGATTTTAGATAATGACCAAGCATTTCCGAAAATATGGATTGAAGACGGCGGCGCAGATGATTGGTCAAACAAAGATGATGCAGGGTTAGAGGCCAATATCACATTGCATATTGGTAGTCGATATGAAGGGACAAAAGAGATTCGCGGGTTGATGGATAAATGCCATGCGGCGTTACACAATGCTAGTTTGATATTAGCCGCAGGACAAAGTGTGTTATGTCAGTTTGACAGACATGACATGGTTATTGATAGTGATGGTGTAACGCGTCACGGCGTTATGCGTTTTAGGTTGTTAATTAGTGAGGTGGCGTAATGGCTAAGTTTAAGGGTAGTGAATTTCGTATTAAAGTCCGTACATCTACTGGCCCCGATGTTTTTGCGGTAATCGGTGGCGGTAAAACAGACTCTTTGTCTATCAGCAATGAAACGGTTGATGTAACAGACAAAGACAGCAGTGGTGCGCGTCAATTACTAGAGGGTGCTGGTGTTCGCTCTTACTCATGTAAGGCAAGCGGCGTGGTGTCAGATAATGTTGTCTTTACTGATAATGTGATGGTGGCAGCCAATGCAAATACTCACATCTACTGCAAGATTGAGTCAGGCACAGGTGAGGCGTGGGCTGGCTTATGGGCAATCTCTAGCTGTGAGCGTTCAGGCGAATACAACAAAGAGGAAAACTTTAGTATCTCGCTAGAAAGCGCGGGTACGATTACTTATACAGCAGTGGCTTAAGGGTGAGTTATGGCTAATCGTGGCATTATTGACTTGGTTTTAAATGGCGAACACTTCGAGCTAGTGCCGTCATTTAAAAACCTAGACAAATTAGAGACTGTTTTAAATAAAGGCGCAGTCGGCTTTTTGCGTAACGATGTGGCAAGCGGCACTTTTAAAGCAGGTGATGTTGTCTCTATTATTCAGATATGTGCCGCACCGATTAACGGCAGACATCCGAAATGGTGGACACGGGACGGCATTGGCGATGTTGTGATGAATGAGGGACTAATTGACGTTACAACGAAAGTTACCCAATTCATCGCGGCGGCATTGTCGGCTGGTAGTGATACCGACATTAAAACGGTGGGGTCAGAAGATGACCAAAAAAAGTAGATAATGGCCGCGTTTGGTCGGTTTTATGGTCAAACGCGGTTATCTACTTATCAATACCGCCGTCCGATGCTTGGCAACTAACCCCTGCCGATTTTTGGCTATTGTGGGATACTCACTTAGACAAGATGGAAGTATCAACAGGCAAGAGCTATAGCAAGCCGATGACATTGGCCGAGTTTGAAGAAATAAACGCTGAATTGGACAAAATACATGGCAACAACTGATGACCTGATTATAAGTTTACGTGCTGATGTTGGTCAATTACGCACTCAGCTAAACAACGTTAATCAACAATTGCAGCAAACGCAAAACGCGGGTGATGGTGCAGCGCGAGCCGTAAAAAACATGGCCGTTGGTTTGGTGTCAATGTTTGGCGCAATGGAAGGCTTGCAAAAGTTAGTAGAAGTCAATCGTCAATTCGGTATTCTAAAAGCAGGGTTAGAGACTGCCACAGGCTCATTAGAGGGAGCTAACGAAGCGTTTGGAGTGCTACAGCAATTTGCACAGCAAACGCCTTATGACCTTGCCCAAGCAGTCGATGGTTTTACAAAGCTAGTCAATTTAGGCTTAACGCCAAGCGAGCGAGCGTTAAAATCTTATGGCGACACTAGCGCGGCATTAGGTAAAGATTTAAGCCAAATGATTGAGGCTGTAGCAGACGCGGCTACAGGTGAGTTTGAACGTTTAAAAGAGTTCGGCATTAAGTCAAAGAATCAAGGCGACACAATCGCGTTTACGTTTAAGGGTACAACCGAAGTCATTGCCAACAATTCAGCAGCGATTGAAGAGTACCTGATAAAATTAGGAGAAGTTAATTTTGACGGCGCAATGAAAAAGCGCATGGAATCGCTAGATGGTGCAATTTCAAACTTTGGCGATGCTTGGGATAACCTGTTTTTTCAGATAGGCGAAGCAGGTGCGACAGACGTGTTACAAGATGCGTTTGAGGGCGCAAGCGCATCGTTAGCAGAACTTAACGCGATGTTAGCCAGTGGCGAATTACAGGGATATATTGAGGCGGTAGGTATTGCGTTTGATGGATGGACAACAGACGTTAGAAACGCCATTGATGAGATACAGTTAATCATTAGCGAATGGGGTAATGAAAACGAGAGCGAAATTACCGAGATAGTTGAATTTATCAAACGCGCTTTTAGTGAATTACCGCAAAACATACGCGCATTTGTAAAGATTGCTGCTGTCGAATTAGCTGATTTAGTAACAGAGGCCGAAATATACGGGCGTAAAATCGCTAGTGTGTTGAACCCCTTAGCACCATCTTACAACCTAAAGCAAAATCTTGACGCAACAAAACAGGCATATCAAGAAACGATTGCCGATATCTTGGCCGAGCGTGATAAACTTGTAAACGATAGCCAAGCGCGAAAAGAAAAGGCACAAAATGACCGTGTTTTAAATGACCTATTAGATAAGTTTTAAGCAGAGACAAACACAGGCGCCCTTGCCAAATACGACGTTAAACGTGAAGCATATGCGCCAAAAGTTAATACTAAAAAAGCAGACTAAGAGGCAAAAAAACTAGAACAATTAAAACAGGCCGCGCTTAAAGAGCTAGACGTTATATCCGAAAAGAATATGACCGAGCAACAACTGCAAGAAAAGCAGTATAACGAGCAAATCGGGCGACTAGGCTTCTATTTAAAATCCAAACTTATCACCACTCAACAGTATTTCGACGCGGTGCAAGCGTTAAACCAAGCCAATGCTAAAGCTCAAATGGATGATGAGTCAAAACTATTTGAAGAACAGCAAGCACTCGCTGAAAAGCAAGCGGCTTTAGATTTAGAGTTTGAATCGGCAAGGCTTGAACGGTTAAACGATATATCTAAAAGTATCATGCAAGGCGGTATGACCGAGCTAGAGATTTTAGACGCTAATCATGCTGCAAAACTTGAAAAACTGAATCAGTTAGCACTTGAGAATATCGAATTCCAAGACATGGTTTATCAGTTAGAAGAAGAAGCCGAGCGGCAGCACCAATCTAAAAAACTGGATATGATTTTAGGGACAGGTAACAAGATTCAAGAGATGACAAAGGCTTTTCAAAAAGGACAATTACAAGGCGCGTTATCATTTTTCGCGGCTGATTTTGGCGGCATGAGTCAACACTCACGCAAAATTTTTGAACTAACAAAAGCGGCTAGGTTAGCAGATGCGGCTATTGCTATTCCGTCAACTGTTATTGATGCTTATGCGGCAGGTACTAAAATCGGTGGGCCAGTAGTCGGTGCAGCTTTTGGCGCGGCCGCTTTAGCATCACAATTAGCTAACCTAAGACAAATACAAGCGGCTACTTTTGGCGGTGGTGCTAATGGTGGTGGTGGCGGTTCAAGCTTTGTACCATCGGCTAATGAGCCACAACAGCAAGCACCCATCACACAGCGTTTTGTGAATGTGGGCATTTATGGCGGTGAAGATTCTATGTATAGCCGCGAATCTGTGCTAAAGTTAATGTCAAGAATAAGTGAAGAAGTTAATGACGGCGCAGTGATAAGGGTGGTGTAATGAGCTTTGATGCTGCATATATTGGATACAAAAATTACTTTACCGCCACCGCGTCAACACTAAGCGCGGTAGGTGTAACAAGTGGCTACAGTGTCAACTCATTAAAGACTTGGCAGCCGTTTAGCTTTGTTTCGTTTGATGCAGGCTCAAACAGTATCACGATTGATTGTGGCAGCGCGGTAAGTGTCGATTATTTTGCTATGGCCGCGCATGAATTGTTTACATCAAACACGGATAACATTGTTTTAAAAGCCAGTGCCGTTTCTAATTTTTCAACTAGCGTGACTTTAGCAACAATCAATAATGTCAGTAGCGGAGTGTACGATGGTTCGTACCGATTCAACACAAGCACGTCAATACCAAGTCAAGCCGTAGATGATAATTATGTGGTTTGCTTAAAACTTGATAGCGTATCTTATCGTTATTATCGCTTAGAGTTTACGGCATCGGTAGCGGTTAGAATCGCTGTCATGTGTTTGGGACAGCGTACCGAGTTTGAGCTAGGATTCTATAAGGGCATACAGCCGCCTAAGCTCAATGAAGATATTGTTGTCACTAATAACAAAAGCGAGTCTGGCGTATATCTTGGCCGCTCAATTGTGCGTACAGGCGTTAAGCCAACAACCATCAATCTTGATAAAATGAGTCATTCGTGGCTTGAGAATACTTGGCTACCATTTAAGCAGTCAGCCGAAGTTAATCCGTTTATATTTTCGTTTGGCAATACGCCACTGTATAACAATCAATTTTGCTATCAAACATCATTTGCACCCGTGAAATATGACGACCGTATTGGCGGTGGCCATGGCTCATGTGGTATCACATTTGAGGGAGTTATTAAATAATGGCTATCGTACCCAGTGGCGTATCAGTACCCGCGCAAAGTAAAGAATTAGACAATACCACCACGACCACAAGTTACGGTACAGTGTATCGTCAGGTCGTGACGTTGGCCGACCCCGAAACAGCTACAAACTATATGCGCGTAGGTGGTAACGGTGCTTATGTTGATGTTCGTAATGTTGTTGCATTACCATTGCCTACAGGCGCGGCGACAGAGGCGAGTGTGGCAGGGCTTTTAACTAATACGCAATTACGCGCAACACCTGTTGATACAACAATCGACAGCGATAGTTATGGCCAATTAAGTACATCAAACAATTCAACCGCACCATTAAGCGCGGGTGCTACGTTTACAGGTACGGCCGAGCAAAATCAATATCCCGATGTTTATGTGTCGTGCATCACCGACCAAGCGGGTACGTTGTATTTTGATTTTAGTAATGACGGTACAAATTGGAACGTATTTCCGCCTAGTGGTTTTACACTTACCGCAGGCGTACATGAAGCGCACAAGGCATTAAAAGCAGGACGTTATTTTAGAATTAGAGTGACTAATACAAGCGGCTCTAAT